GTTTTCTGATATTTTAATTGTATGAATAATCGCTTCCGCATCGTCTAATGAGGTAGCCGTGTACGGAACGATTAATTCATCTGCTGGCACGAACTTCGATACAGCTCGTCCCATGTTTACATCATAGTAAACTTTTTTAAATGTTGATCCAGCTAGTGGTAGATGAAACAGCATAGAATCAAACTCAGCTTCGTATTCTTTCATTTGATCCATAATTAAATAATTCATAAAATCTTTTACACGTTGTGCCTGTTGTTCTGTTGCAGGATTTTTTACACCGATGATCTGTGTTCTAACTGGTCCATCACTTGGTAATAATTCTTTGTATGCTTGTGCTTGGAATTGTGTAACAGCTTCTGCCATTACCGGGTGTGTTGCACCTGAAGCTCCTTGAAACGGTTCTGTTCTGTTTTCGTATTTAAATCCTAAAAGATCTAATCCTTGTATGTACCCTTGTTCCCAATCTTTTCTAGACGCTTTGTAGTCCATGTAGTTTTGAGTCATCTCATTACCGATTGGTTCTAAAACTTCATCTGGTAAAAGATCTGCAAGATTATCAAAGTGTGATTCGGTTCCAGGCACATTAATCGCCCCTGGTTCAAAGTCTAATGTTACGCCACCATCTTCCTCTGGTGTAACTTCTATTGGTCCTTTTTCTGGTTCCTGAACGGCAACTTCTTCTGCTATCTCTTCTTCTGAAGGGATATCTAATTTAGTTCTAGTGTTCGGGAGTCCTTTGTCTATTTCTGCCATTTAATACTCCTATAAGTTTCTAACACGTTTTAATAGACCTGGCAACCCTTGAGACATCGGTCCTTTTTCTGGTGGTGGGCCTGATCTATCACCAGCTAGTTTAGCAATACCACCGCCCGCAGCTTGAAAAGGGTCAAAAGCTTGTCTTGCTCCTTCACTTCTTAATTCTTGTCTTTGTTCTGGTGACATTGCAGCTAGTTCCTCAAACCTTTTTTTTGCAAATTTACCACCTTGATATAAACCTTCACCAGCAAGAGTTGCAATACCAATAGGTGATGCTACTCTAGCTGCTCTTAACGCAAGTCTAGTTGGTAAACCTAAATTTAAAGCTTGTTGTATACCTTTTTGTAAAGCTCTATTTTTTATCCCCTTTGTTGCACCAATACTTGCTTTAACAAGTTCAGGTGCAAAAGCTAATTCTGCTCCTAAACTTAATCTACCTGCTGGGGATGTTAAATCTAATCCACCAAGTCCTGCGGTTTGTAAAGCAACTCCAGTTGGAGTAAAAGCACTTGTCGCTAATCTTTTTAAAATGTTTCTACCTGTTTTAGTTCCAATGGCCCCAGCTGCAGCTGAGCCTGCTGCAATTTTTTCTCCTGTGCTTAATCCTTTTTCTACAATTGGTGCATCACCCACAGCTGCAGTTTGTTCAAACTCTTTATTAAAACCTATGCCTTTTTGTTTTGCAAGTTCAGCACCTTGATATCCTGCTATAAAAAAACCTGGAACAGATAAAAGGTTCATTGCTTTTTTTGAAAAAGGATTTTTAAAAGCAAACTTTAAATCTTTAATTGCATCAGGTGCTCTTTTTTTAGCAAACTCTAAAATTGCTTTTTGAGAATTTTTGTTTGTTAAAATATTTTTAAAATCATTTGGAACAAAACCTCTTTTAGCTTCTGCATCAACTGCTTTTGCAATTGCTTTACTTAATTCTTGATCTGAAAATTTACCCAAATCAGCTATCTTATAGTTGTTTCCTAAAAATTTAGTAAAAGTATTTTTCTTTTTTATACCTTCAAAATTAGGCTCTAATGTATCTAAATCAATTGTTACTCCAATTAATCTACCACTAGTATCTTTTACAATTTGCTTAACTCCTTTGTTTACTTCAGTCATTTGTTTTTTTAATTCTAATGAATCAGGGTTTTCTTTTAACAAATCTAAAATTTTTCGTTGTCTAGCATAAAGATTATTTAATTTTATTTCTGATGGTTTAACAATTACTTGATTTATAATTCTAGAATCCATGCCCACTAAATTAGTATCAAAAGTTAATCCTAACTTTTGCATATGCGTCTTAGAAACTCTGTGAGCTTTGTCTACTTTTCTGGGTAAATCTCTTTCTTTTAATACTTTTGTTTTTAAGTAAGTCATTCTACGTTCGTCTTTAATTCCAGAAGTTACTTTTAATTTTTCTGCTGTCTTTTCTGTAATTGTAGCTTTCTTGGGATCTCTTGGACCTTCTTTGTATTTAAGTCCCAATTTATTTATGTAGTATCTAGCCAATCTACCACCTTGTTTTTCGCTTATTGGAAACTCTGCTGCGAGATCTGCATTTGCATAACCCGTGCCTGTTAATCCTTTTTTAGAAAATTTAACTCTTTCTCTTAAAAATTTTTCTAAACGTTTTTCCATTTGTTTTGCAGTTTCAACTTTTCCATCTGCATCAATTGTTTTTTCTGGAAATTCTACTCCTGTAACCACTTCACTTCCTCTTTTTTGTTTAAGAGAAATATCTTTACCTTTTTTAAATTTGACAGGTTTGGTATCCATGGTTATTTCACGTTTATTAATTCTTTGCCTTATATCGTCACTTACATCAGTTGTTCCATAAACTGTTTTTGCAATTTTTTTACCTTCCTCGTCTAAAGGACGAAACTGTGGGTTGTCAGCTCCTTTGGGTGTTTTTGATCCGGTGCCTGATCTAACGTCTTGTTTTCTTTTTAACATTCCTCTTTCATTATTAGTTAGTTCCTCCCACTTAACACCAGGGTGATCTTTTAACCATTTGTTAATAAATTTTTGTTGATCTTTAGGTAATTTAGAAACAGGTTTTACTTTTCCTGAATACCCCTGTCTCGTGCCACCAAAACCTGGTTGCACTAACATACCACCACCGGCCATTGGATTACGTTTGTTAAAATCTTTAAATGCTTCTATTTCTAGAACTCTTTTTGGTCTTTCAATAGCACTATCTGGTATAAAAGGATTTTGAATTTTTCTTCTAGTCAAATGTTTAATCATCTGACTATATTGATCAGGAGGCATTTTGTTTTGAGACATGTGTTTACTCTCCTAACATTCTAGCGATACCACCACCTGCTTTTTTAATTGGTGGTGCACCTTTTGAAACTTCTTCTATAATCTCTGATACGTCTTCTATTCCCTCTTCAACGTCTTTTAATTTACCTTCTCTATCTGGTCTAAGGGTTAGTTCTTCATATTCGTCTGGCACTACCCCATCTTCTGTAGGTCCACCTTTTTTAAATCTCATAGACTCTTCTTTGTAACCAAACTCACCCATGTCATCTGTTTTTGTAATAATAGTTTCACCTGGTACGCCATATGCGTTTTCCCTTAACTCATAGTTTTTATATTTGTAAGTTTGTTCAACTCTTGAATCAGCAACCGGATCATCAACTGATCTTCCAAATCTTTTAATTTTATCAATTAGTGCAAAGAAATAATCTGGAGCCTTACTTACCGTTTCTTTTATCACTGGTGCAGCTTTAGTTATAGGTTTAACAAATTTACCAAGAATAGGTAGTGTTGCAAGACCGCCCATAATTTTCATAAACGTTCTTCTGTCCATACCTTTTTTTAAACCTACACGTCCACCTTGGTTAAATTTTGTGTTAAAAGTAATTTGCATATTTTTAAAATCTTTATCTGTTTTAACTTGAAACTTATCACCTCTTGGATCTCCCATACCTAATATAAAATTAACTGCATCATCTTTAGATATAGTATCTTTAAAAACGGTATCTCCTTCTGGACTGACAACATCTACTTTAACTTTACCTTTATCTATTTCAGCACCACCAAAAAATTTATCTCCTTGAAGTAAACCAGTAATCCCGTAATTTACATCTCTTTCAGATACTTTAAAACCAGGTCCAACTTCTCCTTCAATCTGTCTACCGCTTGCTCTTGGAAAAAGTTTTATGCTTGGCGCTCCTGTGCCATTAGCAAACCCTGCACGTCCACCTTGTGCAAAGTCATCTGGATCAGGCATACCTCTTGTTTGTTCTGATAATCCTTCAAGTGCTTCATCGTAAAGATCCATCTGTTGTCTTTGATCTAAATCATAAAACTCTTTACCAAATTTTTTATCTGCTAAATCTTCTGCAACAAGTTGCGCATTATATTTTCTATCTCCTCTTACAAATCCTGGTGAAACATTGTCGATTGCATCCTTAACCATTTTTCTATTTCTCATCTTAGCAATATTCTTTTTATTCTCTGCCTCAATCATATTTTTTATAGTTTCTTCTGAAGACTGCACTGGTGCTGCAATATCATCTTTGCCACCACGACTACCTGGTGGTGGTAGGTCATCAACCTGTTTACCACCCATAATACCTTTTTTAGGATCAATCTCTTTACCTTCCATGTCAAATACTTTTGCAGATTTTGCAGATTTAATTCCTTGTTGCACATTTCTCGGTGCTTCTATTTGATTGATAGCATTTTCAACCTGATTGGCATTTTTAAATGCGTTTGGATCAAAACCATTACGCATCAATCTTTCTGCAGTCATCGCCACATTAAAATCAACTAAATCTTTTTTTGGCATTGTCCGAACGATTCCGGTTTGATCCTTCATCATTGTCCGTAATACCCATTGAATGACTGCCTTCATTAATAATAATTCCTTTTCGGTTTCTCTGCCTTTTCATCCACGTAGTCTTCAGGGTGATCGATCAGACCGCCCTGCCTGAATCGCATAATCGCTTGTGTCGTAGAATCCACAAGGTCATCATGATCGCCATATGGGAATGCCGCGCACTCTTCAATGACCTCCTCAGCAAATTTTTGCTCAGGACACCATATCATACCAGATTCAAACAAAGGTGCAACAGCATTTACACGAGCATGCTTGTCGTTTCCTTTTGATGGTGTAAAGTTCACTACCGGTATATCCATCTTTCTCAGCTCGTACGTTAAAGGTAGACCTGATGCTTTTGCCTCAACAATTACCGTTTCAGGTTTCCAATATTGATACTGCTCCAACGCCAAACGTCTTAGTTCCGGAAACTCGTAACGTCCTTTGATGGCATCGAGTAATATTAAATTAGCGCCTTCGTCCTCTGATGGATAAAAAATACCCCACGTGGTAATCGCAGAATAATCTGCAGTTTCTTTTTTCAAAAACGCCGTGTCGTAAGATTGTATGACATGATGTAATTCTGGTATATCTTCTCCGGTATAAGTCCTCCACCATTCTCGTTTTAATATAGCTCCCTCTTCTGCTGTAGGGTTTTGCATCCACTGCGCGTTCCATTTGCCCGTGGGCAGTGTTGCTTGAACCTTCTCTAACTCATCTAGCTTCCAATACTCGGGCCACACAGGTTTTGCTTCCTTTGATCCGTGGTCCATGATTGCCGGAAACTCGACCACGTGCCACTGATCAGCTTTTGGTTCTGATTGATTCTTGACCAACATACCTGTCAGATCTTTTGTCGTCCAACGTGTCATGACTAAAACAATCTTACCACCTGGTTGTAAACGCTGCCTCGGACCTGATGTATACCACTCGTAGGCATTCTCCATAGCTG